GTATTTTTTGTCCATGGTGGTGTTGATGCCGAACACAGAGAAGAAATAAGAGCTATTACTGAGAAAGAAGATAATGCTATTATTGTCGCATCATACGGCACTTTCTCTACTGGTATCAACATTAAGAACCTCCACAACGTAGTCTTTGCATCCCCCAGTAAGTCTAGGGTAAGGAATCTGCAATCGATTGGAAGAGTATTGAGAAAAGGAAACAATAAGACAAAAGCTACTCTTTACGATATCGCGGATGATACAACATATGGTTCAAGAAAGAATTACACCTTAAATCACCTCATTGAAAGAGTAAAAATCTACAATGAAGAGAATTTTAATTATGAAATCATTCCAATCAAGATGAGGCAAACATGAATGATATTTACGCAGTCATCAAATTAGTTTCGGGTGAAGAGATCTTCGGTCAAGTCGAAGAATTTTATGATGAACAAGTCAAAGCCATAATGGTTATTGATCCTTGTACTATTAAAGAAATTCCATCCAGAAGAGGAAACTATTCATTCTATAAAGTAGATGGATGGATCAAACTCAGTGAGGATAGAATTTTCTGTATTGAAATGAAACACATTATGTTATATACAAGGTGTGATGATGAAGAGATTATCTTGACATATAAGAAGTGGGTAAGATCTCTAAATAAGGACAATGATGAATCATCTGCAATGAAGGTTGGTGTATCTACTTCTATGGGATACATCTCTTCTGTTGATGATGCCAGAGAAAGCCTAGAAAGAATCTTTAAGCTAAAAGAGAATTCTTAAAGCTGTCTCTTGAACCCTGGCAGAGTTATTGTACACAGAATTTCATGGCTTGTCAAGCTTTAGAAAATTTGATATAATAACTACATGATTATAAGGATCAATGACACATGTACGCTGTAATGACAAAGAGACGCAGATCAGAACACTACGTTAACAACAAAGAGTTTTTGATTGCCATTGTTGAATACAAGGCCATGGTTCGCCGTGCAGCTGAGAATGGAGAACCAAAACCCCGTATTACAAATTACCTTGGTGAGTGTTTCCTTAAGATTGCTACCCATTTGTCTTATAAGCCTAACTTCGTAAATTACATGTTCAAGGATGACATGATTTGCGATGGCATTGAGAACTGTGTACAGTACATCAACAATTTTGATCCTGAGAAGTCCAGTAATCCCTTTGCATACTTTACTCAGATCATTCACTACGCATTTCTCAGAAGGATCCAGAAAGAGAAAAAACAACTAGAGATTAAGTCAAAGATTATCGAAAGAAGTGGATATAGTGAAGTTTTCTCAGACGATGGTATGATGGCTGGTAGTGAAAGTGACTACAACACCATTAAAGACAACATTAACTATCGTTATAACCAATGAGTGAAGAATTCTGGATTGATGATTGCTTTCGTGTGAACAAGGATCGGTTTCTTTGGAAGTCTTATTTGAAAGACGGTACAGAACAAGTCAGTGGACTTACCAAAGAAATCGTGATTCGTATGACACGATTTTACCTAAAGGGTAAACAAGAAGGATGGAGTGAAGAGACTAGCCGTGTTGTGAATGATGGAAAGGTTGGGGGCAAGTTGTAATGTTCCCAACTTTGATAGTTGATGACTTTTTTCCAGACCCAGATAAAATTGTTGAATTTGCGGAACAACAAGAATTTTATCCGAATGATGGAAGATGGCCTGGAACTAGAACAGCTCCTCTTCATGAATTAGATAACCATCTTTTCAACTACATATCAACGAAAATTCATTCGTTGTTTTATGATAGAATCGAACAATATTTTATGGAGATCAAATTCCAAAAAATAACTCCTTTTCATGAAGATCAATATCACCCAAAAAACAGAGGGTGGATACACAAAGATAGAGAAGTTTATTTTGGTGGAATTATCTACCTGAATAAAAATCCAGATGATGATACAGGAACTAGTTTGTATAGGGAAACAAAAGGTTACTCATATAATGATGGGTATACAACCTCCAAAGAAAAACTATATAAAGGGCACTATGTTTCCGAAGAGCAATACTGTAATGACTTTGAAAGCCTGAATAGTCAATATACCGAAACGGTAAACGTTAAAAATGTCTACAACCGATTATTGATGTTTAATAGTAAACAGTATCATGGTGTTCAAACTTTTGGTAAAACCCAAGATAGGTTGACAATAAGTTTGTTTTCGATTGGATTATTAGGAGATGTTCCACCTTTGTATAGATCATTATGACAAACACAAGTAAAATTCTTGCGGATCTGCAAGCCCAAAACATTGCGTCTTTGTTGCAAGGTAAATTGTCATACTGGACAACCACCGACAGATCTGGTAAACTAGTTCGTAAAATTGTCATCGAGTATGAAGATCGCAATCATCACTGATCAACACTTCGGAGCCCGCAAGGGTTCCAAGTTGTTTCATGCATACTTTCAACAGTTCTATGATGAGGTCTTCTTCCCGACATTAGAGAATGAAGGTATCACCACAGTTGTGGATATGGGTGATACCTTTGATAATCGTAGAGGTATTGACTTCTGGGCACTTGATTGGGCTAAGGAAAACTATTACAACCGTCTTCAAGAGATGGGTGTGACTGTACATACCATCATTGGTAATCACACTGCATATTACAAGAATACCAACGACATCAATGCAATTGGGTTGTTGTTAAAAGAATATAAAAACGTAATATGTTATAATAAGGTTACTGAGGTTACACTTGGTAATCTCAAGACGTTGTTTATTCCTTGGATCAACCAAGAGAACGAAAAAGAAACCTATGAAACTATTGAAAAGACTGTTTGCCCGTGTGCGATGGGGCACCTTGAGCTCAGAGGATTTAACGCTAATCGATTCGTCGTCATGGAGCATGGTGCTGACCGCGACGTATATTCGAAATTCGCCAATGTGTTCTCGGGACACTACCACACTCGAAGCGAAAAAGGAAATGTCCGTTACCTAGGAAATCCTTATGAGTTGTATTGGAGTGATGTTGATGATCCAAGAGGTTTTCATATCTTTGACACTGAAACTCTAGAAGTCACTCCAGTCAACAATCCTTTCAAGATGTTCCACAACATCTACTATGAGGATACTCCACATCAACTCATTAATACAAAAGAGTACAAAGACAAGATTGTCAAGGTTATCGTTCGCAAAAAAACCGATCCTCTACAATTTGAAAAGTTCCTTGACAAACTCTACAAGTCCAATGTTCATGAGTTAAAAGTTGTAGAGAACTTTGACTTTGGTGGTATCTACGATACAGAAGATCTTGAGAGTGATGAAAGTGAAGATACTATCAGTATTCTAAACAGATACATAGATGAAGCTGATGTTTCTCTTGATAAATCAATTATCAAGAACATTCTCAAGGAGATCTATATCGAAGCCTGCGAGGTCGATTAATGTACATTCTCACTGTCTCAGGAAAAGAAACCGAAGGCGCCTACGCCGTAGAAAACGAAGATGGTGAGAAAACTCTTTTCATGTTCGAAGAACAGGATGATGCGGAAAGATATGCCATGATGTTATCCATGGCTGATGAAGAATATCCTGTTCTTGAAGTTCACGAAGTTGAAGAAGAAGTTGCCATAAAGGCATGTGAGATGTATGATTATCCATATGTTGTAATCAGTTCTACTGACTTGGTGATCCCCAAAGATTATGATAAGATTTAAGAGTATCAAATGGAAAAACTTTCTTTCTACTGGTAACAACTGGACACAAATCAATTTTGAAAACAGTGCAACGACACTGATTATTGGTACAAACGGAGCTGGTAAGTCTACTGTTCTTGATGCACTTACCTTTGTTCTGTTCAACAAACCATTCCGTAAAATCAATAAACCACAGTTGGTCAACTCTACCAATGAGAAGGATTGTAGAGTGGAGATTGACTTTAATGTTGGTACAAGAGAATATCGTGTAGTTCGTGGTATCAAACCTGCCGTCTTTGAGATCTATGTTGACGGTAAGATGATGAACCAAGATGCTGCAGCTGCAGATCAACAGAAGTATCTTGAGAACAATATTCTCAAACTGAATTATAAATCCTTTACACAAATTGTTATACTGGGATCATCAACTTTCGTTCCGTTCATGCAGTTACCTGCTGCAGGTCGCCGAGAGGTGATTGAAGATATCCTTGATATCCGTATCTTCTCTGCAATGAATGCAGTGGTCAAAGATAAAATTCGTCAAAATCGTGAGGAGGTAAAGGTCCTTGATCTCAAAAAAGACAACCTTGCGGACAAGGTTGATATGCAGAAAGAGTTTATCCGTCATCTGGAAGAAGAAGCTCAACAAGAAATTGAAAGAAAGAAAAACAAAATTGATACGTTAAATCTGGACATTGATACCCTTTGTAAGAACGTTCTTTCTTTGCAGAAAAGTGAAAATGTTCAAAGATCTACTCTTGAGACTTTGAGTTTTGATTCAACCAAGATCCGCAAGTTGGGTAATCTTCGGGGTAAGATCTCACAGAAAGTATCAACCCTCACCAAAGAGTTGAAGTTCTTTGAAGATAATACGGTATGCCCTACCTGTACTCAATCTATTGAAGATGAGTTTCGCTTAAATAAAATTACTGACGCTCAAAATAAAGAACAGGAGCTTGCACAAGGTCTTCGAGATCTTGAAACAGCCATTAAAGAGGAGGAGGAAAGAGAGGGTCAGTGGATTGCTCTATCAAAAGAGGTAAGTAAACTCTCTAATGACATTTCTCAAAACAATACTAGAATTTCTGGGTTACAACGACAGGTCGGCGATCTTGGAAATGAAATTCAAAGAATTACCGATCAGCTACAAAACAGAAATACTGAGCATGAGAAACTAAATCAATTACAAGAACAACTGAATACAACCTACGACGAACTTGTTCAAAGTAAGGAGGGTGTAAGTTACAAGGATTTTATCTATTCTCTTCTCAAAGATGGTGGTGTAAAGACTAAGATCATCAAAAAATATCTACCGTTGATCAATCGTCAGGTCAATCGGTATCTACAGATGATGGACTTCTACATCAACTTCAATTTGAATGAAGAGTTCAACGAGACAGTCCAATCTCCAATCCATGAGGACTTCTCCTATGCTTCGTTTTCTGAGGGCGAGAAGATGCGTATTGACCTCGCCCTCCTTTTCACTTGGAGAGAAGTAGCTGCCTTCAAGAACTCCACCAACACAAACCTCCTGATCATGGACGAAGTGTTTGATAGTTCTCTGGATGGTTTCGGTACTGATGAGTTCTTGAAGATTATTCGTTACGTCATCAAAGACGCAAACATCTTTGTCATCTCTCACAAGGATGGGCTACAGGACAAATTCCAAAGTGTCATACAGTTTGAAAAAGTCAAAGGTTTTTCCCGTATGGTGTCCTGAGACACCAGAGAACAATGCAGGTCCCCAACAGGTATCACCACTCTAAGAAGGAACAGAAGATCAAACTCAAACCTCAAAAGTTGAGACAGTCTCGCGCACGTCTCAAGGCTCTTAAGAAGAAGTATCAAATAAATACTTAGAAAAGTGTTGGTGGAATGAAGACTTTTAAGGAGTTTGTAGAACACATTGAACTCATTAATGAAAACCCAGTGTTGAGAGCAGCTTTGGGTGGTGCCATGATGAGTGGTTTCCCAAAGGGTGTGGTTGATACTTTGAAAATTATGAATAGATTGCCTGTTAAGGCACCAGCTATTCGTGCTCCTCTACCAACTCCTAAATCCATACCAGTACCAACGATCAAGAGAGCTAGTAATCCAATTGCTGCAACTCTTCAAGCATTAACCAATCTTCAGGGAGATACTCCTCAAACTCGTTCGCCTCAACAAATAAAAGATAGAGACGCTGCGATCCAAAAAAGGTGGGGTGATGCAATGAACAAGACACCATCTCGTTTTGGTAAGGCTGGTCCAGATGTTCCTGAACCCGCAGGTCCAGACCAAGGTGTTGGTACAAAACCAAGAGTTGCTGAACCTTATACACCACCAAGACCTGCTGCTAAAGTAGAACCTAAGGTAACTATTCCAAAAACAGATAATCCAAGAGAAGATCCATTTGCTCCTGTTGCAAGACAAAGGTCAGTAACCACTGAGAGACCAAAACCATCTGGTCCTATCACCACTGCACAAGCTGGCGATAACGTTGGCACTCCTAAGTCTGCGGTTTCTACCTACAGAGATCCGACAGATACCAAAGGTCTTTCAGTTGGTAGATACAAAACTCTTGCACAACATCGTGCCGCAGTTGCCGCACAAAAGAATAAGAAGTAGGTGGACAGTCTGGGAACTGGCCCCAAGACCCTCTGGCGACCCGCCAGGGGGTTTATACTATGTGCATACCGATGAGACACCATGACCGTCAAGTTTGAGATCAAAGATCAACTGGCTCGTCTCCTTGCACAAGAAGACCTGATCGTAGAACATAAGAATTGTGAAACGGCTCAATTCAACGTTGAGACCCGTGTACTGACCCTCCCTAACTGGAACCGTGCCAGTGAGACCGTCTATGACCTCCTGGTGGGTCATGAGGTTGGTCATGCACTCTATACTCCTAATGAAGACTTCTCTCACATCAAAGCTCCTAAGTCTTATCTCAACGTGACTGAGGATGCACGGATTGAGAAACTGATGAAACGTCGTTTCCCTGGTCTTGCGAAGTCATTCTTTCGCGGCTATGTTGAACTGAATGAGAACGACTTCTTTGGAATTGAAGGTGAAGACCCCAACAAGTTCTCCTTCATTGACCGTATCAATCTGTACTTCAAGGGTAACCTTGACATGAAGTTCAGTGATGAAGAGAAACCCTATGTTGACATGGTTTCCCAACTGGAAACTTTTGCAGATGCATGTGTAGCCGCAGAACAGATCTATGCATTCACTCAAGAGAAGAAGAAAGAGAGTGAGGATGTTCCTACACCTGAAGTAATCCAAGAACGAAATGAAGGATCCTCTGGTGATGATGGTGACTGGATGGATGGTGTAGAGGAAGAAAACACCAACGAGAACGCCAACGAGAAAGAAAACGACAAAGAAGGTGACAAGGGTGGAAATATTGGTAATTCTGGTGGTGATACCTTTGAGGAAGGTTTTACTGATGACAACCTACAGGAGAAACTTGAAACTCTTTGTGGATATTCCTATGGGGACACCATCTACATTGAGGTTCCTGAAATCAGGTTGAACCGTCTGGTCATTCCTAGTGAAAGGATCTGGAGTTACTATGAGAAACGTCGTGCAGAACGACAGGAAGATTGTGGTGACTATGATCCTGAAGCTTATTACCTTCAGGAATACAATGACTTCAAGAAGTCGGCTCAGAAGGAAGTCAACTACCTGGTCAAAGAGTTTGAGATGAAGAAGTCTGCAAGTGCATATGCACGAGCTGCAACCAGTCGCACTGGTGTTCTTGACACTGGTAAACTTCACACCTACAAGTTCAATGAAGACCTCTTCAAGAAGGTGACTGTTCTTCCTGATGGTAAGAATCACGGTCTCGTCTTTGTTCTTGACTGGTCTGGTTCAATGCAGGGTGTTCTCAAGGATACTGTCAAACAACTCCTCAATCTTGTTTGGTTCTGTCGCAAAGTCAACATTCCCTTTGAGGTTTATGCATTCTCTAACGAATGGTTCCGTCAGTGTGATGATGCTGCAGATATGCCAGATCTAACCTATCGCAGTCTCCTCCACCAGGACGATGTTCCTAACACTCTGGCTCTGGCTGGGTTCTTCAATATGTTGAACTTCCTGTCCAGTAAGACCCGTGCAAAGGACTTCGAACGTCATTGCAGGTCTCTTTATATGATTGCATCTAATCCTGGTGGTTTCCCCCGACTGATGTTGTCTGGAACTCCGTTGAATGAAGCTTTGGTTTCTCTCTATAAAATCATTCCTGAGTTCAAACAACGTCATGGTGTTGAGAAGTTGAACACCATTATCCTGACCGATGGTGAAGCCCAAACCATTCCTTACCTCATCAGGTATCAAAACAATTATGGTTTCAATCACCTCAGTGATCGTTGTGTTCTCCGTGATCGTAAACTGGGAACCACCTACAACATTCCTAGTCGGTGGTCTGGTCCTACCACGGCTCTACTGAAGAACCTTCGTGATCGTTTTCCTGAAGTCAACATCCTTGGTATTCGTATCCTGGGTGGTGGTGAACTTCGTCGTTATCTTGCAAATCAAGAACTGAAGCATGACGAGGTTGAGAAAGTCATGGTACAATGGAAAAAGAACAAGTCCGCGACTGTTGCGGGTATTCAGGGCTACACAAAGTATTTTGCAATGTCTTCTAGTTCCATTGGTAACGATAGTGAGTTTGAAGTTGCAGATAATGCAACCAAGTCTCAAATCAAGAGTGCATTCACAAAATCACTGAAGTCTAAGAAGTTGAACAAAAAAATCCTGAGTGAATTTGTGGAGGTTATCGCATGAAGTGTGAAGTGACTTTGTATGTCGCGGGAACGGTTTTCAAAGAGGAAGTCATTGCCCGCGACTATCAGGAAGCTCGTAAGGTTGCATTAGCTCGCAATCCAAATGCAAAAATCATTGGAGTAACGGCGGTATTCAAATGAGAGACTGGGAAAAAACTTTTAACGATCTATCTGACACTGATAAGGAAAAGAT